AAGGGTGTTCCATTCAAAACAAGAGACTGAGTACGTTTGGGATACTCAAAGAGTCTTTAATAACTTATATGCTAAGGGGAAATAAAATGGCAGTAAAAAAGAAACCAATGAAGAAAAAAGGCATGGCTCGTGGAGGAGCTATGAAGAAAAAGGGAATGGCACGAGGTGGTGCTATGAAGAAGAAGGGCATGGCTAGAGGCGGCGCAAAGATGCCAATGGCTAAAGACCCAAAGACAGGCAAGATGATTCCTGCTTTTGCAATGGATGGCAAAGGTAAGATGAACAAAGGCGGCATGATGAAGAAGAAGGGCATGGCTAAAGGCGGCATGAAGAAGAAGGGTTATGCAATGGGTGGCATGACTGTTCCTCAACTCAGAGCTGCAGCAAAAGCCAAGGGCTATAAGATAATGAAGGGCTAGTAGTATGGCTACTGCACAAAATAAAGCTAAAGTCAAAAAGGTAATTAAGGGGCTGAAGAAGGCTTCTAAGTTACACGCAGGACAAGCTAAATCATTATCATCTCTATCAGGCTTTGCCAAAGGGGGTAGCACTGTCAATAAGGCAGGGAACTACACCAAGCCTACTATGCGAAAGAGTTTATTCAACAGCATAAAGGCAGGGGGCAAAGGGGGTAAGCCCGGACAGTGGAGTGCTAGAAAGGCGCAGATGTTAGCCAAGCAGTACAAAGCCAAGGGTGGTGGCTATCGCTAAAGACCCTAAGCTTGGTACTGGCAAAAAGCCTAAAGGTTCAGGACGCAGACTTTATACAGATGAAAATCCAAAAGATACCGTCCGTATAAAGTATGCGACTCCTGCAGACGCAAAGGCTACGGCTAGAAAAGTAAAGAAAATAAAAAAGCCCTACGCTCGTAAGATACAGATACTTACAGTGATGGAACAAAGAAGTAAATACGGAGGCAAGCCCCAACAAGCAGGAATAGCGAAGAGGGCGAAGCAACAACTAAAGGCAAAGCATGGCACTCGCAAAAAGTCAACGTAGTTTAAAGGCATGGTCAAAGCAAAAGTGGAGAACAAAGAGTGGTAAGCCCAGTGGGAAAACTGGAGAACGCTATCTTCCTGAAGCTGCAATCAAGGCTCTATCACCCTCAGAGTACGCAGCGACAACTAGAGCTAAGAGAAAAGGCACAAAGGCAGGAAAGCAGTTCGTCAAGCAACCAAAAGGTGTTGCAAAGAAAACAAGAGCATACAGGAAAGTAAAGTAAATGGTAAAAGCGTGGTTTATAGTAGCAATAATGTCTGGTGTATACGCAGATGGTACAAAGGATATATTTATATTTCAACACCCTGAAGATCACGGACATTTTCATAACGCATCCATGTGTCAAAAATTTGTAGGAGACAATCCCTTTTCTATAATGAGGGCATTAGTGGATCAGTATGGAGACAGATCACCTGAAAAGATTATATGTGTCCCTGAAGAAACTGTAGAAACTATTGTTGGTAGCGTAACAAAAGAAAAGTCTGGTGTATAATGTTATATGAACCCACTTGCGAAATATGTGGCAGTCACATTGAAGACGAAAGATGTGAGGTATGTGAACATACAGGCGACAATGGTGCATGGGTAGAAGAGGTTATAAAGGAAAAAGATGACAAAAAATCTGACTGAAAAGCAACAGAAGTTTTTAGCGGCACTGTTTGATGAGGCAGGTGGTGACGCACGACTAGCCAAAAAAATGGCAGGATACTCTGATGAAACACGATTGTCGGAAGTTGTCAAGCCACTGAAGGACGAGATAATGGAGGCAACCAAAGAGTATATGGCTTACGTTGCACCAAAAGCTGCAATGGCAATGGGTAACGCACTTATTGATCCTACTGAGCTAGGCATACGAGATAAGATGACAGCAGCAAAAGATTTGTTGGATAGAGCAGGATTGATTAAAACAGAGAAGGTAAATGTGGAGTCTTCAGGGGGATTGTTTGTTCTTCCTGCTAAAGAAGGGACGAATGAATAACACGGATCTAGGATATTGGACACTCCCAAAACCTGATGTAGAAGTTAAAGAGTGGAACAGAATACCTAGAGTTGCAAGAACAATACCATTTGGTTACGAGGTAGATCCTGATGATGCAGACTTTCTACTTCCAATAAAAGAAGAACTTGATGCGCTAGAACAGGCAAAGAGGCATCTACAACAGTATAGTTACAGAGAAGTAGCAACGTGGCTTAGTAAAGAAACAGGACGCTACATCTCACATGCAGGATTAAAGAAGAGAATACAGGTTGAGCGAAGACGTAAAAAATCAACTACGATTAAGAGGGAGCTTGCCAGAAGGCTCAAAAAGACGCTCCAAGAAATCGAGAAAGCCGAAACAAGTAGGACAGGTAGTTATACAACAGCAGGAACAACTGCCTGAAATAAAGATAAAACCACAAGAGGTTCAGGAAGAAGAAGTTTTATTCCGACCAAACACAGGACCTCAAACAGATTTCTTAGCCTCGTCAGAACGAGAGGTGTTATACGGTGGTGCAGCAGGTGGCGGTAAATCATTTGCTATGTTAGCTGACCCACTCAGAGGACTAAACAATCCTAATTTTAGTGGACTGTTGGTTCGACACACGACTGAAGAGCTAAGGGAACTGATACAGAAGTCTCAAGAGTTGTACCCAAAAGCAATTCCTGGCATTAAGTGGTCAGAACGAAAGTCACAGTGGGTGAGTCCTAAGGGGGGCAGACTGTGGATGTCATACCTAGACCGTGACCTAGATGTGATGCGCTACCAAGGTCAGGCATTTAATTGGATAGGGTTTGATGAACTTACACAGTGGGCGACACCTTACGCTTGGGACTATATGCGATCAAGACTTAGAAGTGCAGATCAATCGTTAGGACTGTACATGAGGGCAACAACTAACCCAGGAGGACCAGGACATCAATGGGTAAAAAAGACATTCATCGACCCATCCCCACCCAACGCAGCGTTTTGGGCAACAGATACAGAAACAGGTAATGTTATTACATTTCCACAAGGGCATAGCAGAGAGGGGCAACCTCTTTTTAGAAGACGCTTCATACCTGCTAATTTGTTTGACAATCCTTATCTAGCTGAGTCAGGTGACTACGAGGCAATGCTACTATCGTTGCCTGAGCATCAGAGGAGGCAACTACTAGAGGGTAATTGGGATGTAGCAGAGGGTGCAGCGTTTCCTGAGTTTGACAGAACAAAGCATGTAGTTGAACCGTATAAGATACCGTCTAGTTGGAAAAAGTTTAGGGCATGTGACTATGGTTATGGAAGTTACTCTGCTGTAGTATGGTTAGCCATAACACCTGCCGAACAGCTTGTTGTATACAGAGAGCTACAGGTGTCAAAAGTATTAGCCGTAGACTTGGCTGATAAAATACTAGACTTAGAGGCTGAAGACGGTACGATACAATACGGAGTTTTAGATAGTTCGCTGTGGCACAAAAGGGGCGACACTGGTCCTAGCCTAGCAGAGCAGATGATAGTAAGAGGGTGTAAGTGGCGACCCTCAGACAGAAGTAGAGGAAGTAGAGTTGCAGGAAAAAATGAACTACACAGACGGTTGCAGGTTGATGAACATACCGAAGAGCCTCGTCTTGTTATTTTTAACAACTGCACACAGCTTATATCTCAACTTCCTAGTCTACCCTTGGACAAGAAAAACTCCGAAGATGTAGACACAAATAGCATGGATCACATGTATGACGCTTTGCGTTATGGTGTGATGACACGACCACGTAGCTCTATATGGGACTACAACCCTGTAAATCAGCGAACAGGTTTTCAAATCGCTGATCCTAACTTTGGGTATTAAACATGGCAGAAGATAACGAAGTAGCATTTGACACAGCAGATGTAACAGCAATGCAGGATAATGATCCTGCTATAAAATCAGAAGGTGATGTAGTAAGTTTTGTACAGAACAGATTTAAAAGAGCAGAGGATGTAAGACAGCAAGACGAACAACGATGGCTCAAGGCATACAGGAACTATAGAGGATTATATGGTCCTGACGTACAGTTTACCGAAACAGAAAAGTCTAGAGTGTTTGTAAAAGTTACTAAAACAAAAACACTTGCAGCGTATGGTCAAATAATTGACGTACTCTTTGGTAATAATAACTTTCCTTTGACAGTAAATCCAACGAAACTACCTGACGGTGTAGCTGAGTCGGTACACATAAATATAGATCCTAATGCAGAAAAGGGTCAAGACGAACTGCGACAGGCTTTTGAAGATAAACCTTCAGAGCCTTTTTTGTTTAAGCCTAACGGAAAGCTACAGCCAGGAGAAACACTGCAGGACTTACAGAACAGACTTGGCACAGCAGAAAACAAACTAGGGGTAGTATCAGAAAAAATAATAGAAGGTGCAGGTACAACGAATACAACTGTAACTTTTCACCCTGCAATGATTGCTGCAAAGAAGATGGAAAAGAAGATACACGATCAGCTAGAAGAATCAGGTGCAAACAAACAGTTACGTAACACAGCATTTGAGATGGCTTTATTTGGTACAGGCATTATGAAAGGTCCTTTTGCGCTAGACAAAGAGTACCCTAATTGGAATGAAGAGGGAGAGTATGATCCCTTAATTAAAACAGTGCCATCTACGAGTCACGTATCTATGTGGAACTTCTATCCTGACCCTGATGCCTACAATATGGATGAGGCAGAATACTGTGTAGAAAGGCATAAGCTGTCCAAGACACAGATGCGTAATCTAAAAAACAGACCATACTTTAGAGGAGACTCTATTGAAGAGTGTCTTGATATGGGGCCGCAGTACGATAAGAAGTATTGGGAAGATGACATGAAGGACTACGCTATAGAAAACTACTCAGAGCGTTACGAAGTTTTAGAGTTTTGGGGTTATGTAGATGCAGACATATTAGAACAAAATGGTATAGAGATACCTGAAGAGTTAGCTGACGTAGAGCAGATAAACTGTAACATATGGATATGTCAAGGTCACGTACTACGAATGGTGTTAAATCCATTCAAGCCTGTGCGTATACCCTACTACGCTGTCCCTTACGAGCATAACCCATACAGCTTTTTTGGTGTGGGTATTGCCGAAAACATGGACGATACACAGACATTGATGAATGGTTTTATGCGTATGGCTATTGATAACGCAGCATTGAGTGGTAACTTGATCATGGAGGTTGATGAGACTAACCTCGTGCCAGGTCAAGATTTATCTGTCTATCCGGGTAAAATATTTAGGAGACAAGGGGGTGCGCCAGGACAAGCTATCTTTGGTACTAAGTTTCCAAATGTAGCAGGCGAGAACATGCAACTATTTGACAAGGCACGAGTGTTAGCAGACGAGAGTACAGGCTTTCCAAGCTTTGCTCATGGGCAGACAGGCATACAAGGTGTGGGACGTACAGCATCAGGTATATCTATGTTGATGTCAGCAGCTAACGGCTCTATCCGTAATGTTGTGAAGAATGTTGATGACTATCTACTAGCACCTATTGGTAAAGCGTTCTTTAGTTTCAACATGCAGTTTGACTACGATCCTGACATCAAGGGCGACCTAGAAGTTAAAGCACAAGGAACAGAAAGTTTGATGGCAAACGAAGTGCGTAGTCAAAGACTTATGCAGTTCCTACAGGTTGCATCAAACCCTGCACTAGCACCGTTTGCTAAGATGGATTATATAATTAGAGAGATTGCAAAGGCTATGGACCTTGACCCTGATAAGGTTACAAATAGTCTGCAAGACGCTGTGATACAGTCTGAGATATTTAAGAAGTTTCAGGAGCAGATGCCACAGCAACAACAAGCCCCACAGCCACCTGAAGGAGGAGCAGCCCCTGCAGGAGCAGACGTTCAAGACCCAACAGGAGCAGGGGGAGGACAGATAGGTACAGGTCAAGCACCTGTGCCAGGAGAAGAAGGATTTACAGGTAATGTCTAAGATTAAAGAGTTAACGAATAACAAAGAACTATGGGAAGCTTTCGTAGAGGAGCTACAACGATCAATAGTAAACTATCAACGCACAATGGAGCAGACAGAAAAGCCATCTGACATTTACAGATTGCAAGGTGCTATCTCTGCTCTTAGACGCATGATGCAACTAAGGGATATGATGAATAATGGAAAGACCTGAGGAACTAAACCAAGAAAAACAAATGAAATTTGCCTTCATGGATGAAGGTGGTGTCCTTGCAGATGACGGTGTAGACCGTGACCCTGTAAGTGGTAATGAAGTCCCTGCAGGTAGTATGGCAGAAGAAGTAAGAGATGATGTACCTGCAATGCTCAGTGAAGGTGAGTACGTTGTACCTGCTGACGTTGTACGCTATCACGGTATAGATAAGTTTGAAGACCTACGAGACGAAGCTAAGATGGGATTACAGAGAATGGAAGCTGATGGACGTATTGGTGGACAGCCTGTAGAAGAACAAGAGGAGTTCCCCTTCTCTGTCGAGGAGCTAGAGGGATTTAACGATGGTGGTGCAGTAGGCGACACATACTCTAGTGTTACAGGTTCTGAGTTTAAAGAGAATCAACCTTACGGTGCAGGAGGAGGACGCTTTCCTGGTGTAGGATTTGAGCTACGTAACTTTACTAATCCAAAAACAGGTAGGACAGTTGTTGTCCCTTTCTTCAATGGGCAGTCTATGCAGTACATACCACCTGACTTTTTAGAGGGTGGCTCAACTATCACAAGAGGAGGAACTTTTGATCCTGCTGCAGATGAGCAGAGTAGACAAGAAGATGAAGCAGAAAGAGCAAGGCAGGGAGGGCAGACAGGTCTAACACCTCTTGCACAAGAAGTTGTAAATAAAGTCATTGCTGGGGAAAGTACAGGACAACAATCAAAACCTTTTAGTGAATATACCACGGAAGATTTTCAAAGATACGTACAGACAAGACAGGGTGTTGTAGGCAAGGTTATGGACGCTATTCCTGTTGTTGGAATAATAACATCCATGCAGGATAATGCAGCTAGAGAGTTCGCTAGAAGATCGTTAATACAAGGAAAGAATATAGCAACAGGTCAACCTCTTACAAATAATGATGCAGGTGTTTTGATGCAGGTAGCTGATTTACCAAAAGGAAAAAGTGTCCTGAGTGCCATAGATGATTTCTTACAGGGTAAAACTGGTCGTGCTGATGGTATTGTAATTGACGACACACCACCTATTGATACAATATTAAGACGTACTGACTATTCGCTACAAAAACCTGCTGATAAGGCAACAGCAACAAAACCACAAGACCAAACACAAACACAAGACGTATCTAATTTATACGGTAGAGGATTTACACCTGAGCAAATAGGTGAAGCTCCTGTGCAAGTGCAAGACGGAACAGCAACACAGCCTTCAACAGGTTTTAATCTAGACAGCGCTCTCTTCTCAGCTGCAGAAGCATCAATGCCTAAAGGAAAGAACATACCTTTTACACAAACAAAGATGAAAGGTTACGCTGATATAAAGGCAAGTGGTACAAGACAAGACTATGAAAACTTACTGCAAAGAATAGTAGTTGCTGAAGCAGCAAGTGAAGATCTCGTTGGACAAGCTTTGGTGGCTAGAGCTATCTTAAATAGAAAAGGTGTACTAGATGATAATTATATGCCGTCAACGTATTACACTTCTAGCAGTGATTTAGTTGATATAATATATGGAGGAACTGTAGATTCTGGTGTAGACAATTTGTTAACAGGAAAAGCGCAGAAAGATATAAGAGCAGGAAAAAGCTATCAGTTTGAGCCTGTAGGTAAAGGAACAATAACAGATCCAAAATTATATACCTCAGCCAATATGACAGAAGCTGCCTCAGCTATAGCTTTAGCACAAAATCCTACAAAGTTAAAACAAGAGTTACGTAAAAAAGGATATAAACCTGCTCAGATAAAAAATCTTATGGCTTCAACAGGGTTTGCTAATCTACAAGTGCAAGAAGACAGAGGTGTAAAAGACGATAAATCTCAAAATGTAAATAGGGTTAAATACGGTAGGCACACTTTTAATACTGCAGGTAACACAAATAAAAAAGTATACAACCCTGATCCCTATGAGAATACAACAGATAAGGGAGCGCCAACTTTTGCAGGTACACCTCCTGCCTCACCTTTTGAGACAGGGCAGGCAGTAGCGCAACCACAAGGCTTTCAAAATGTAGTAGATCGCCCACAACAAGGCTTTCAGAACGTAATTGATAGACCACAGCAAGGTTTTCAGAATGTAATAGAGCCACAGTCAACACAACAACCTATACAAACGGCAACACAACCTGACCTTTCTAGGTTTGAGCCTATACCTTCTGCTACGAGTGGATCATTTAGAGATCTTATGTCAAGTCCACAGTTTACAGGGCAAGACTTTCCTACACAACTAGGTGAGCAAGAAAGTGGGTTTGCAGGACTACCACCTGTGCAGGATGTAGACCCACTAAGAGCAGACATACAAAATAGACTTGCTAAAAGCAGAGAACCCAAGACTGCAACTATGTTCAGAGGTCTTGGTGCAGAGTACGATAGAGCAAAAGAACAAGCGAACTTAGCCACACTACAAAAAAATATACAACAAACAGGCCAGATAGGACCTCCTACCTTAGAGCAACAAATGGCAGGTTTAACAGGATCAGTACAGCCCTCTAGTGCATTTGGTTCTGCCCCTAGTATAGGTGGTCTTGGACAAGTTTCAGGAACGAGTGGTAAACTCCCTACAGTAGGAGGAACAGTGAGTTCCCCTGCTTTTCAAAACATCATACCTCCAACACGAGGTGTTCCTGACTTTGTTACGCAGATAGGTGGAGCAACATCTGCACCAACACAGACAGCACCTAAAGCTCAAGCAGACGATCAACCTGACACTCCTAAATTAAAAGAGCTTAAACAAAGACAACAAACAAGAGATGCAGCTAATAAGTCTAGGCAAATGAGTCAAGCAAGACAAGATGTGTTTATGGCAACAGGAGACGCTGAACAGGCAGAGGCTGCAGCACAAGCTGTGTTTCTAGATCAGTCTACTGAAATAAAAAGAAGTCAACGTCTAAGTGAAAGAGTAAGTCCTGAACAAGCTGCCAAACAAGGAGGGTATCCTTTCAGAACCTTAGAGGATGTGTTAGAGCAGGAAGAGAGTGAATCCTCAGGAGGAGGAGACTCTGGTGGTGGAAGCTTTGGTGGAGGAGATACAGGAGGCAGTGATAAATCTATAGTCTGCACAGAAATATATAGACAAACACAGCTTGCTGATTGGAGTAAAGCCATGAGAATATGGGATACATATCAAAGACGATACTTAACACTTGAGCATGAAATAGGATACCATTGGCTAT